AATATCTTTTCAATGTCTCAAAGAATTACTATGGCGCAAACTGAACTGCAACTAGCTCAGTCCGCTCCTGAACTACATAATTTACATGAAGCTTTTCGCAGAATGTACAAGGCCATTGGTGTGAGAGATATTGACGCTATACTTAAACCTATGGAGGAAGGAGAGCCTATTCCAAAAGATCCTGCTATAGAAAACTCGGAGTCTTTAGAAAACTTGCCTTTGGTTGCTTTTGAAGGTCAAAACCATGACGCTCATATAATGTCGCACCTTATTTTTGGTTCTTCGGGTATGGTTTTACAGATGCCTAACGTGATGATGTCTTTGCAAAAACATGTTATGGAGCACGTTTCTATAAAAGCTAAAGAGCAAGTAGCCGCAGAAATTGCTCAACAGAACCCTACTCAAGAACCTACTCAAGAAGAATTAATCCAAATAGAAGCCAGGGTTGCTGAACTTATTGCTCAAGGTATGCAAGAAGTTAAAGCTGCCAGCACCCAGATTAGCGGAGGTGGTCAAGAAGACCCATTAATTGCTTTGAAAGCGAAAGATCTTGAAATTAGGGCCCAAAGAGACCAGAATGAGTCCATGATAGACGAACAACGTCTTGCTCTTGAAAAAGAGAAGGCTCAAACTAACGCTGTTTTGGGTGCAGAACGTATTAAATCTAATGAAGAAATGGTTCAAGCTAGGATAGATGCGGCTAGAGAACGAGAAATTTTAAAACAAAGACAACAATAGGAGTTTGTTATGTCTGAAAAAAATAAATCTAATGGTGTAGCTAGAAAAGGTATGGTTGTTAAAGACCAAGGTTTTGTTCCATACAACCCTCCTGAAGAAGTAGCAACCCCTTCTATAGAAAAAGGGGACATTATGAAAGGCAAGTCCAGAGGAATGGGTGAAGCTGAACGTGGCGGTTCTTTTGAGTGTTGTTAAGGAGGATAAAATGACTAAAGCGGTTGAGTGGGTAAAATCTAGGATTTCTGAACCTTCAACATGGGCTGCTGTGGGCGCTTCTGTTGTAGGGTTAGGGGTCTTAACAAATATTTTTACTTTGGTTTTAATAGGCGTTGTTTTAGGTGTTCTTGGTTTTGTTTTAAAGGAAAAAGGAGTTTTGTAATGCCTCAAGGTAAGGGAACTTACGGTACAAAAAGAGGGAGGCCACCTAAAAAAAAGGGAAAGAAGAGGTCTAAAAAACGTTCTTCTAAAAAATAATGTTTTACGCTTTTGTTATAGTGTGTGTTCTTAACGGTCCATGCCCTTTGCGTGTTGACGATACATTAGGACCTTATAAAACAAAAGCAGCTTGCTTCCTAAGAGGAGCAGAACTTGTGGCTAAAACATCTATTAAATTTCCTGTATTATCAGCGCAAAGCGGTTGTTCAATAGAGCCCATTTGTAAATTGTTTGATGATTGTAAAGAGGACGGTAAAAAAGATGGAGATGGCGTTGATAAGCCAGTACTGGCACCAGATTGTCGCTCTGATAGGTCTAATTGTCGTAGCAGTTAAACTAAACTCTGCTGTTCAAGTTTTAAGAAAGGATGTCGATGATATTGTTAAACGTGACACTTATGTTGAAACAGTTAAACAAAGAGCGCAAATTGACATACAAGAAAAACAGATAGCAGCGTTATGGAGTTTTGTTAACAATCTAAGAGAAAAATTTAATGGTAAGAGCTAACAAGTATGACGCAGAAAAAGTTGCAACCAGAGAGTGTGTATAATGATCTCGACATCAATATGGACGGTGTTGTAGACGATGCTGAATTAGCGGCGGCGGAAGCTTTGGATAACCATGAAAAAGCAGATGCTCAAAGAAGAATGGCTTGGGTGGCTATGATCTCCATGTTGGTCTTTACTATTGGTGTTTTTTTACCTATATTTCCAGACACTCGTATAAAAGCTTTGTCAGACTTATTTGGTTTGTTTTACATAGGTCAAGCGGGTGTGGTTGGAGCTTATATGGGCATGACAGCTTATATGAAGGGTAAAAAATGATTTCTTTGCTTGGAACTTTAATGGGTTTTGGTACTTCTATAGTGCCTGAAATACTTGGTTTTTTTAAACAACAACAAGCTAATAAACAAGAAATAGCTTTGTTAGAAGCAAAAGCAAAATACGCGGACCAAATATCTAAATTAAAAATAGAAGAGCTTGATGCCGAAGCAGATATAGCAGAAACAGAAGGTATTTATTCACATGATAGAAGTATTAAGTCTGGAGGTTTTATCAACGGTCTTAGGGGTTCTGTGCGCCCTGTCATTACTTATTTGTTCTTCTTAATGTTTGCAGCAGTAAAGGGAACTATGATATACGCTATGATAGTTAATCAAAACCTTGATTGGACATTGGCTATAGAGACAGCTTGGGATTCTGAAACAGCCGCTGTTTTTTCAGCTATAATGGCTTTTTGGTTTGGGAACCGCGCCATGTCTAAAGCTAGAGCTTGGCAAAGCAACAGGAGGAGCAAATGATTGTTAAACTACTTTTGATATTGTTAATGTCTGGTGTTTAAATGGATGAGATAAGTTTAGCGGAAAAGCTTCTTAAAATTATATCCGAAAGAAGAGATAGAATCTGCGACATGTTAACGGGAGGTTCTGTAAAAGATTTTGAAGAATATAAAAAACTTGTTGGCTCCATCGAATCTTTAGATTATATAGGTAATGAATTAAGAGAAATCCTAGACAAGGTGGACCGATGACAAAAAAATCTGAAAATGTAGTTTCTTTAGAAAAAGCTTATGTTTCCCCAGAAGATAAAATTTTAGACCCTTCTAAATTAGAAGGTAGCGAATTAGACAGGCTTCCACAACCTTCGGGTTGGCGGTTGTTGATTTTACCCTATAGAGGCAAAGGTAAAACGGAAAGCGGTATATATTTACCTGACCAAGTAGTTGAAAGAGAATCAGTTGCTACTGTTTGTGGTTATGTTTTAAAAACAGGTTCTCTTGCTTACAAGGATGAAGAAAAATTTCCTTCAGGACCTTGGTGCAAAGAAAAAGATTGGGTTATTTTTGGAAGATACGCGGGCGCTCGTTTTAAAATTGACGGCGGTGAGGTTCGTGTATTAAATGATGATGAAATCATAGCCGTCATACAGGACCCTGAAGACATCCTGCATTACAACTAACATGGAGATAGGCCATGCCTGACATACAAGAAGAAATGGTTGACCTTCCTAGTGAAGGTTCAGCAGTTACAGTACAAGTTTCTGAAGAAACAGAAGCTGAAGAAAAAGAAACTTCTTTAGAAGAATCTGATGAACATGCACATTACAGCAAAAATGTTCAAAAAAGAATCGACAAGCTAACTAAAAAAGTTAGAGAGGCAGAACGTCAACAACAAGCTGCGATTGATTTTGCTAAAAGTGTTCAAAACGAAAACCAATCTTTAAAAGGTCGCGTAAAGAATTTAGACGAAGGATACGTTTCTGAATACCAAGATCGTTTAACTAGCCAAAATGAGGCTGTCAAAAAAGAACTTGAGACTGCTATAGCTACTAGCGATACAGAAGCTCAAGTTGAGGCTCAACAAAAAATGGCTCGTTTAGCTATAGAAGAAGAGCGTGTAAATGCTGCAAAAGTAGCTCAAGCTCAAGAAGCTTCTCAAAATTTAGCTGCTAATCAACAGGCTCAACAGGCTCAACAAGCTGCTCTTCAACAAGCCCCTGTTAGACCTGATCCTAAAGCGGAAAACTGGGCTCAACGAAATTCGTGGTTTGGTGAAGATGATGCTATGACTTTTGCTGCTTTTGGGATACATAAGACTTTAGTAGAAGAGGAATCCTTTGACACAAACTCAGAAGAGTATTATGCTGAGATTGATAGAAGGATGAAAGAAGCTTTTCCTCATAAGTTTACTGGTGAGGAAAGTGAAATTGTAGTAGAGGAAACAAAAAAGCCCCAACAGGCCGTTGCTTCTGCTACTCGTTCCAGTAATGCTGGACGCAAAACAGTAAAACTCTCTCCTAGCGAGGTTGCTATTGCAAATAAGTTAGGGGTGCCACTTAACGAGTACGCGAAGCACAAACGTAGAGGAGCCTAGATCAATGGAAAAAACACAAACAGATCGTACACCTCGCGCTGCCACAACAAGGACGGCAAAACAAAAACGTCAGCCTTGGGCACCACCGTCTTTATTAGACGCACCACCTCCACCACCCGGATATGTTCATAGATGGATAAGGTCTGAGGTTAGGGGTTTTGATGACCGTAAAAACGTTTCAGCCAGACTAAGAGAAGGTTGGGAAGTTGTTCGGAAAGAAGAATACCCTGATTTTGAAGCACCTACTATTGATTCTGGACGTTATGAAGGAGTTTTTGGCGTTGGAGGTTTGATTTTGGCTAGAATACCAAAGGATATTGTTGAGGAACGAAAAGCATACTTTAAAGATCAAACTGAGGATGCAATGAGAGCCGTTGACAATGACCTTTTGAAGGAAAGCCAACATCATTCGATGTCTATTCAGAAACCTGAAAGACAATCGCGTGTAACGTTTGGTGGTCCTGCAAAGGAGTAGGTCTACTGTTTTATTTTAACTTTTCTTTAACTAAGAGGTAAAGATATGGCGAATACTAATGGATCATGGGGTTTGCGTCCTGTTGCTAAAGTAGGACAAAATTCCAACTCCACAGGTGTTTCGGGATATTCTCAATATGAAATTGCTAGTGGCAATTCTAACGTTATTTACCAAGGTTCCCCTGTCATTCCCCTATCTACGGGATATATTGACATTGTAGGGGCTGCCGCTGGTGGTTCTGTTAGTTTGGTAGGTGCTTTCATGGGATGTAAGTATGTTTCGAGCACTACAGGAAAACCTGTGTGGAGTAATTATTGGCCTGGTTCGGGGGCAGACAGTAACCACCCCGTAGAGGCTTTCGTGGCTGATGACCCAAATCAATTGTTTTCGATTGCTACTGACGCATCGTGGACAAGTAAAGCAACAGCAAGGGCAAGTGTTTTTGCTAACGCTAATTTTGATTCGGGCACCAGTGGAAGTACAACTACAGGAATGTCTTCTGCAACATTGGATATTGGTTCCATAAACACAACAAATAGTCTTCATTTGAGGATTATGGGTTGGGAAGATGATCCCCTCAACAGTGATTTTACTGCTGCGGGTGTCCCTGTTATTGTAAGGTTGAACAACAGCTTTAATGCCGCTACAGGCTCTATTGCTGCTGGTACACCTTCGACAACTGGCGTATAGGAGGGTTGAGAAATGGCTATAAGTAGAGCACAACTGGTTAAAGAACTAGAACCAGGACTCAACGCCCTTTTCGGTCTTGAGTACGACCAATACTCCCAAGAGTACAATGAGATCTTTAAGACAGAAAGTTCTGATCGTGCTTTTGAGGAAGAGGTCATGTTATCAGGTTTTGGGGCAGCGCCAACAAAATCTGAAGGTTCAGCGGTGTCATTTGATGATGCTCAAGAAGTGTATACTGCTCGGTATACAATGGAAACTATTGCTTTGGCATTTTCCATTACTGAGGAAGCTATAGAGGATAATCTTTATGATCGTCTTGCTTCACGTTACACTCGTGCCTTGGCTCGTAGTATGAGTCAGACTAAAGAGGTCAAAGGGGCAGCGGTCTTGAACAACGCTTTTGACAGCACTTACACTGGCGGAGATGGCCTTGAACTTTGTTCAACAGCACATACTCTTGCTAATGGAAGTACTTTCCGAAACGAGCTTTCAACATCAGCAGACTTAAATGAGACTAGTCTTGAACAAGCTCTTATTGACGTTGCTGGTTTTGTTGATGAGCGTGGTCTTAAAGTTGCTGTTCGCGGCATGAAATTGATTGTTCCAAAAGAACTTCAATTCACAGCGGATCGACTTTTGGAATCCACACTAAGACCCGGAACGGCTGATAATGATGTTAATGCTATGAGGAACATGGGTATGCTTCCTGATGGATACGCAGTTAACCATTTCCTAACGGATACGGATGCGTTTTTCATTATTACAGATGCACCTAACGGGTTGAAGTTGTTTAACAGGACTCCTGTTAGAACTTCAATGGAAGGGGACTTTGACACTGGTAACGTAAGGTATAAGGCTAGAGAACGCTATGCGTTTGGTTGGTCTGATCCTCGCGGTATCTTTGGATCTCCCGGTGCCTAATATATTTTGGGGGAAGTTAACCCTTCCCCCATTATTTTAGGTTTTTTAAACTGGGTTTATTTAGCTCTAGCGACTGGCCCAGCAGACGCTTACAAGACACTAGAGCAAAACCTTTGTAAGGAGGTAATATTATGGGTACTACACGTTTTTCAGGTCCCGTTATGTATAGCGGAAACGGTAGCGCAAACAAATGGTTTGAGAATCTACCAGTAGGGATTAACCCCGATTATGTTTGTTACTACGATGATTTTACAGGTATTGATATTGATGATACCGATGACTGGACAAAATCTGTTTTAAACAGCGGAACTGTAACTATGTTAGCTGACCATGCAGGTGGTTGGGCAAAAATAGCAGGTGACGGTTCAACTGATAACTCAGGTGGCAGTCTTCAAGGCAATGAAATTTGGTTGCCACAAGCTAATAAAAACATATACTTTGAAGCCAGTGTTGCTATGTCAAAACCTGCTGACTCTGATTTGTTTATAGGTCTTGCAGAAAATGGAACGCTTGCTACAGGAGTTCCTTTTACAGCTAACAACCAAATTGGTTTTATAGTTGTTGAAGGTGCTGGATCAATTTTTGGAAACGTGGATTCTGCTGGAAGCGACACGGCTCTTGATACAGGAGTGGATATGGTAGCAGCAGCTGAGTCAGGTTCCTTAATAACAAACTCCAGAAGACTTGGTTTTATTGCACGAGGAACTGGTCAAGTAGAATGGTTTGTTGACAGAAATAAGGTCGGCACAACAACTACTAATATACCAACTGTAGCTATGACTCAATTCTTTGCAGGTATATCTGGGTCTACAGCAGCAGATATTCATTATTGTGATTATATCTGGGTTGTTCAACAACGAACAACTGACGGTATGACTCAATTCGGTACTCAACCGTAAGAGGTAAGTCATGGCATTAAAAGCTAAAGCAAATAAATCTTCTTCTAAAAAGCGTAAGAAGAAAGATCCTATTCCTGGAAGTGCTATACATAAATCTATGGTACTGAGAGGGTTAATTAAGGAGAAAAAATCTTCTAAGGAGACATAAGTTATGGCTGATGTTTTTGTTGAAAAAGTCATTGATGATGGTCCGCGTAAGCTAGTTAAATCTTTTTCTTACACGCACGTTGACACTGGTCAAAGTGCGGTTATGGCAGTAGATGTTTCTGGCTTATCGGCTCTCCAAGATGGCACAGCATGCACCGGAGTTCGCATTAATAAAATCTGGTTTAGTACAGCAGGTCTTGCTTTACAAATCTTATGGGATGCCAGTACGGATGTATTAGCAGTAGGTTTACCTGAAGACTACCAAGGAGAGTTTGACTACTCTTCTTTTGGTGGTTTGATAAACAGTGCTACAAGTCCTACGGGCGACCTTAGATTTACAACAGTAGGGCATGCAGCCGGTGATGCGTACACTGTAGTCCTAGAATGTATTAAGCAGTACTAATAGGTTTTGTTGTGGATTCTTTGGAGCGAAAAAACGAGATAGAAATCGTAAAACTTCAAGGGGATTTAAAAGTTCTTGGAGAAAAAATTGATACTATCAAAAGCAACGACCTTGTGCATATACAAGTTGCTGTTGACAATATATACAAGGTTTTGTGGGCGGTAGGGATTATTGTTCTTGGTCACTTAGGCATGGCTGTAAAAGTTGCTTTGTGGGGATAAATGAAGGAGTTAAAATACCATGGCTGTGTCAGGTACTAAGGATTTTGAACCAAATGTAGCTGAATATATAGAGGAAGCCTTTGAGCGTTGTGGATTAGAATTAAGAACTGGTTATGA